CTGTCCCTAGATGGTATATTCAAGCTTTTAAAAGCGGTAGTGGTAGTCATTTAGGGTTTTATCTCAACAACAATACCGGTCAATATGCATCCGCAAGTGTGTCTTGCTCAATTTATGACGGTAGTTGGTATCACATTGCATTGCAAAAAACCTTAGATGGTACTATTGCCGATGAGCAAATCTATAAGTTAATTGTCAAAAAAACAAACTATCAAAAAGTAGTAGCAACCTACACTGCTTCTTTGACAATAGAGGCAGGACAAGCGGGGTACCGCAACCTTCAGTTCAATAACACCACAAACCTATGGATACCGGGATCTGGATCATTCCTAGCAAATACATCACACTCAATGGCTTTGTGGTCAGGCAGTGTACAAGAGCTTAAGTTGTGGACTAACACATTACAAGACTCTATTTTAGATAATCATGCACTAGCACCAACAAGCTTTCAAGGAAATCTAGTCGATACTCACACCGGTAGCACTTCAAGCTTCTATAGTTTAGCTTACAGATTAACCTTAGGATCGGATAATAAAAAAACCGATCTTTTTATATCGAGCAGCGTATCATCTTCCCACCCAAATCAAAGCATTAACCAACCAACATCCTCATTCTACAACTTTACTGGATCCTATTATAACCCTATAACCGAAATACACTCACTTGAATGGCCTGACCTAGGTGGCAACAGAAGTGTTGGTACTAAGATTAGAATTGAAAGTACAAGTACAGCAGGAGAAACCGAACTTGGAAATACAATCCACTTATGGAAAGATAATAGCGTACAAAGAAGTTTAGCTGATAGTCAACCACCAGATAGTCCTCGCTTAGGTGTTTACTTATCACCACAAAATGAAATTAATCAAGATATAGCAGAACAGTTTGGTGGTATAAGTATAGACGATTATATAGGAGATCCTAGTTATGCAGGATTAGATACTTATCCAGGTTTGGATAGGTTAAAGATGGAGTATAGTAAAAAGTTTACTAGTGGTAGAAATAAACCACAAAACTATATTAGACTACTAAAATACTACGACGCATCGCTATTTCAATTAATTAAAAAATACGTACCATATAGAGCAAATCTTCAAACAGGTCTTGTAATTGAACCAACAATTATAGAACGATCAAAAGTACGAACAACTATACCAACTTACGAGTATTTGCACTATAGTGCATCTATAGATACTGCAGCTGCGTATACGACTACGGGAGCAGTACAAGATGCAGATGCAGAACCTAACAGAGATCAACCGTATTGGGCTAATAATGGATATGTTGATGATGGAGTAATTGGTCAACTTGACCAGTATACAATAAGTGGTGACGAACAGGATGTTGCAGAATATCATGGACAAACTGCAATAGAAACGTTTCCAGAAATCCAAGGTGACGAACAAGATGTTGGTGAGTACCACGGTCAGGAACCAATAGATTTAGCACCGGAGGTTGTAGGGGATGTTCAAAATATTATTCAACAAAGTAATATTGGAACACTTAAAACTTGTCCTACATTTGAAACAACAAACAACCAATTTACAACATACATAGTCGGCGATACACCATCAAGGAGCGGTAGTTTTACTACAGAAATAGATACAGCTATATCACACACCGGAAGAGATACTCGAGTAATGGGAGCACAATATACCTTTATGACTTGGGCTATAAGTGGTAGTGGTCCAACGCACTCACCACCGTTTATGATAACCAGTAGCCACACTACACCAATAACAACAATAATAACAGACTCACGATATAGTGAAATTTATAATGACATTAATCAAAATTACTCAAACGATGTTTTTGCAGGAAGAGCATTTACCGGACCTCGAGCATTAGAAACAGCAACTACAATATTTTCATCATCAGATGCAGTACAAAATAACTTGTGGACATCTCAATATGGAATGAGATTACTACCTAATTTTACAGGAAGTAATCCGGGTATTGCAACATCATCTATAAACCCAACTATTTCAGCAATTAATTGGGCAATGAACAAAGCTAGTTATGCAGGATTAGGACTATATCTTGTTGCAAGTAGTAATTTAGCAAATATTACTGGATCAGTATCTTTTGATACATTTTACTATAAACAAGGTAACCCACAAACAGCAGAAATACTATACGACGTAAGCATAACAGTACAGCAACCAGCAACAACTGGAACTCCAGTAACTAATCTACGCTTATCTTTTGGAAAAAGCGGATCAGCATACACGCAAACTATATCATCTATACCAACGACACTTACAACTTATAGCTTTAGAACTAAAGCGGATGGCAACCAACTAATACTACAGAATAACATTACTTCGTTTAATCATGGGATTGCTACTCCAATAATTAACATATCAAAGCTATCAGTACAACCGGTAAGTTATAGAGCACAAGTTCAAGATTATGAACTAACCGGTGGTAGTATTGGAATGGCAAATTCAAAATATAATGGATGTAAATTAACAGCAACAGATTATAATGTAGATAGTTTAGATACGGTAGACGGTGGGCCAGTAATATCAGTAACAGTTTTATCTGGAAAACAAATAATAAAAAGTAAGCAAAGTAAAAAAGGAGGATTAGATACTATATAGTTTTCCTACTACCGACATATTTATATTAAAGCAACATATTTATAACAAAACAAATAATAATGGGATACTTAGATAATACAACAGTAACAGTCGATGCAATATTAACAAATAAAGGTAGACAATTGTTAGCTACGGGTGGTAGATTAAATATAACTAAATTTGCACTCTCTGACGACGAAATAGATTATGACCTATGGAATCCAGCACACACGTTAGGAACAAACTACTATGGAGCTGTAATTGAAAATATGCCAATACTTGAAGCATTACCAGACGAATCACAAATGATGCGATATAAACTACTAACGTTACCAAAGGATGTTATAGGTATTCCAGTCATTAGTGTAAACCCAGAATCAATAACATTATCATCTTTAGTGCAGTCAGTAACAGTAACACCTAATACGCTAAACCTAGCTGGCGCAAACCAACAAGCAGGATATACAGCTATACTGAGCGATGATACTGTTGCATCTTTAGAGGTGGCTTCAGATGGACAAGTGTCTATGATGAAAGGACCGAAAGCTGTGTCTATGAATCCAGCAATGGTTGATAGTACAAGCATGACTAGCTTCTTAGATGATGAGACCACTGCAATCACAACAGCAGGAAAAACAGTACTGCGAACCGGTTCAAAGTTTGTTATCAAAGCAAAGCCGCAATCAGGAATAGCTGTCCGACGAGCATTATTAACAATTATTGGTAATGAAACTGGTGGATTTAAAACAATATCAATAACAATTACACCATCAACCTTCACAGCATTAGACATTCAGTCATCATTACCACTTACAAAAGGATAATAACTACAAAAAATAACAAACACAACCATGGCAGAAGTATATAAATATTTTACCAACGACGATATAGTCCCTGGAGATATTCAAACAGTATCTCAACCTATTTGGTCAGAGAATATGAATCCATTTTCGCAATCATACGCTAGCGGAATTGGGTTTTTTACATCAACAGCTCAGTTATCACAATCAGGCGACTATTTTGTTAATGTACATCACCGCAATCCTCAAACAGATCCAAATGCACAAGTGCAGTTTGCTGTTGCTTATGGTCATAGAAAGGGTAGTGGTTCTTATGGTGACGTAAACACAACTGGACAAAACTCAAACGATACACCAACAAGAGCAATATACTCGCAGTATCGCAACATGCTATTGCCACCAACTGATACAGTTTTTACATTTCAAAACGGAACTACGACACCAGATAACCCAGACGATATTGTTGTAATTAATTTGGCACGAGCACGCTTCCGACAAAAAGTAGATCCAGGAAATTGGGAGCTTAGGCTAGGAAGTGGATCAGGACCAACTAACTGGAACACTAGCTATAGTACGTTTATTGATGCAAGTGGAGCGGGCGACAGTCCAAACATTAATTCAGCAGGACGTGTATTTGGAGTTTATAGTGGATCCGGAGGAGTAACACAATCAGCTATTCAGTATGGATTATTTTATCCAGATCAAGGCTTAGTAGTATTTAATGCAACTAAACTCAAGGGTGCTGCTAGTGCTGGTGGTTTAGGTATAAATTTTAATCAAGGTAGTTCAGCTACTTTAGGAGCAGCTTTAACTCAACCAAGAAATCACGTTACAATGTCGGCTCGTATAAGTGGTTCATCTCACTTCTTAGCAAGAAGCGAAGAAAAGGTAACTTCAACTCATTATTTTGTACGAGTTACAAATAAACAATTTAACTTTTCAAATAACCCAACTTTTGTAACTGGATCATCTGGCACTTTTTTACACGACAGTATGGTTCGTAATCCAAGCGTATATATAACAAGTATTGGAATGTATGACGATGCAAATCGATTAGTGGCTGTAGCTAAATTAAGTCGTCCATTACTTAAAGGATTCAATCGTGAAGCACTTATAAAGGTAAAACTAGATTATTAATAGGTTTTATTTTATAAAAACACAAAGCCCTCCTCATCAAGGAGGGTTTCTTTTATCATCTATATTTATATTAAATGGCAGGAGTTTTTAAGAGTCTTGATAGATCTGACGTTCGTATAACCCCATTTAGAACGTACAAGTTGTGGCCTGATGTTATTGTAAATAACCTTAGCGGATCAGTATATACCGTATATAAGGCAGATTATAATCCAAAATCAAACTACCTACGCGAAGATCCATTAAAAGATACATTTGATCAACTTAACATTGCTTTTGAGGCAACTGAGCCTACTACAGCTAATGGAAAGTTTCAAAGAGTTGTTCATAGATCACTTGACCACCTATACTATAGAGACTTTTATACAAACAATAAAGCATCTTTTGGAAGTGGGAATATTAACGCACAGTTTCGATATCTAGAAGACTATGCAACAGTTATTAGTATGCCACAATCTAAATTTGGAGAAGCAATACTTCCAGGCTCGGTAGATATAAACGTAAGCTGGTCGTATAGTGTTTTTCAACAAACCGGCTCAAGCGTTACACAATCTGTAGCCGGCGTTTGGAATATAGTTGATGATTTTCATGGTAACTTAGTAATCTCTGGAAGTGGACTAAGATCACCGTATAGCGGTAGTGTTGGTGGGGCATTTGTCGGTTCAAGTGATACAAACTACACCTCATCAATAGACGCATCTACAGTTGGTGAATGGCCTATTGATGACATATACAAATACACTGATGTTGGAAACGTAAGTTTTGATAGTATACAAGGTAGGAGTGATTGGCAAACAAAAGCGCAGTATAGTAATATAAGCGTAACATTTCCAACAACACAACCTGATATGGCATTAATGGGAGCAATGATGCTATTTCAATCGAGCTCTAAATCCAATATAACCGTAAAAGCAGAACAAGTTAAGGATTACGCTACAGCCTTTAATTTTTTTAATTCGGATTTTTCAATTAACATGATGATTAGTCCAACACAGTATCCAACACATCCGTCTGGATCAGTTCTAGCAACAAAACACGGGCCAGCAGAAGAACTACAAGTTGATGAAAATGGAAATATATACTCACAACCAGTAACTAATCAGTTTCCATATAGAATATCATATGTTTCACAGTCCAACAAAATTGCTTTTGAAAAAGGAGGTGGAGATAGTGTTTTTATGGTTACTAGTAGTGCACAAATTCTTCCAGGAAACCTATACCAAATTGCAGTATCATCTGTAGCATCACCATCAGGATCGGCAGTAACACTGCATGTTAATAGTAATTTTTCTAGCTCTATAGATGCGAAGGTGTGTACACTACCTGATTCAATTTGTGGAAATCTTGCAGACGTATATATAGGAAACAACTACAATTATACTGAAAATGGAATAACTCGTGGGTTTAATGGGTACATTGATAATATAAAATTTTATAAAAAAGCACTAAGCGCAAACGAAACTAAAATACTACATCATACTTTAGGAGTTGGCAATACAGTAATTGGTAATGTTTTTTATAATCACGGAATGATGGTATTAACGTCTATACCATCAAGAAATGCAACAATCAACACAGTAAGCGCAAGAGGTACTCATACTATTTGGGAAACAGAAATTTCATGCACAATAGGTCCTGGTGAATTTACTAGAAGTACAAACCCAACTTTACAAGAGTATAGTCCATCAAAAAATCAATACGTATTTAGATCTTTTGCAACTGGATCTATGTTCAATCCTTTTGTAACAACTATTGGGCTATACGACGACTACTTTAGGCTTGTTGCAATTGGAAAAATGAGTACACCAGTACAATTACCAAATAACGTAGATACGACAATTATTGTAAGAATTGATAGATAGTTTATGGTAAAAAAAAGTTATACAAAAAGACAAGCAGCCGTTAAAAACGGTTATAGAAGTGGATTAGAGGAAGATCTAGATAGCAAACTAAAAGCAAAAGGTATTAGTGGAGAGTATGAACAACATAAAATAAACTATATTCAACCGCAAACAAAACACACATATACTCCAGACTT